TCGAGACGGATCTCGTAGGGTGATTTGCTCATGATATACTCCTTTCTGTGTGTATGTGTGTGTAACACGAGCGTAGCTGTTGCTACAAGAATATTTAGTGATGAGAAACTTGATCAATAAAAAAGCCCCTTGCGGGGCTTTTGTTCAATCCACGAATGGATTAGGCTGTTGCAAGTTTGAAACCAATGCTTGTGCAGGAATCTAACTGATAACCTGTGTAGGTAATGTTAGCAGCTGCCAAGAACAATGCTGAGCTTGTTGTTGTTGGGGGATTAGCCGCGCTGTTACCAAATGCGCCAGTTGGGAAAATACCAAAGCTGATCTGTGCACCGTCAACTTGATATACGGCAACTGTACATGTTTGTTGCAGAGCTTGGATAACGTTGGAAACGTACTCGTTTACGTCTTGCTGGCTAGCAACAGATGTGTTTGCTGTAACTTGATAAAAGTCTAACTTGGGACCAGCAAAGTTTACAGGTGTTGCTGCTGTGCTTGCGTTTGCTGCAACTGGGTTGCGAACGTCGGTTGCAAATACTGGTTGTGCGCCACCAGATACGGGGGTAATATAAGCCATTTTAAATCTCCTTAATATATGGTCACTGAGGACCTAATAATATTTACCTTTTGAGCAAAAAAACAGGAGTTAGGTGGCCAAATTAGGATTGTTTAGGATACGATTTCCAGCACTGAAACCAAAGCGATTTACCAGCTTGGCACGGCCTGCTGGAGTAGCCAAGACCCAGCCTTCTTGCCCAGGTTGCTGACGATCCAGCTGTTCCAGCATGTCGGTTTTGATTTCGTGCAACAGCAGGAATGCTGTGAATGCGGCTGTGATGCCGTCCATGTTGCTTCTAGGGCTTTGCAGGTATTCTATGATGTTGGCAAACTTTCTGGGTGTGACATTGGTTTTGAGCCAGGCACCAAAGTCTGGCAGGAGATTATCATAGTTCGTGGTGATCCTGCTGTTGATGTAGCGTTTGCAGAGTTGTGGCAAGTCGCTGAGTTGAGCGGCTCTGAGTTCTGTGGGATTAAAAAGGCCATCTATGGCCGCGGCACTGGCATTGACCACTTGTTTGAGTTGTTGAATAAGTTTTTTATTGGGCACCACATTCTTGATGTCTTTGACTGTGGGCTCGATCACCAAGAGTCCAGGCACAGGTTCAAGATTCACATGATGTATGGCCTCGGCTGGTGCATCTGGAGCTCGATATCTGGTGTGTGCGGCTATGCCCACTTCGCTGGCGCCAATCCGCTCACCCAGTTTGCTGGAGGCTGGTATTTTGTATTCCACAAAGTTGGGCTTGAACACATACGCACCGGCTACCTCGGGCGGAGTTTCTGTGTACAACAAATCGCCCAGAATATAACCTTTGAAGTTTTCTGGTGTAGCAGCACGCAACAAGGGAAACAGCTTTTGATAAATGGCAATCAGACCACCACGCTCGCCACCACGCTGACTCATGATTCTGGCGATCTGATCAGGGCTGGTGGCCAAGCCATCATAGCCCTTGGCTGTAAAGCCGCTCTTGTCTGTGAGCACAAACTCACCTGTGGGTTTACGTCCCCAGATGATGGCAGGTTTGCCGTCCCACTTGACCGTGGTTGTCTTGCGTGTATCCTCGGCGGCATGCATGATAATGTCCAGGGCTTCACGCACACCACGTGTGCCGCGTTCAAACACCAGATCTTCGATGTGTTCTATTCTGGGATTGGCAGCTTCCATGATGGGTTGCATGCCTTGATTCACAATACGATCTCTTAGACGTGCCAAGAAGTAAGTGTCGCTGACAGGTTGATACAGTTCAGCACTTTCAAGAAATGGCAAGCCTTCTCGAGCCATGTGTTCACGGAAGTCGGCTAGTTTTTCTTCTCGCTTGGGGTCTGTGCTGAGAGCTTGTAATATGCTTTCTACCGAAGCCAGATCTTGGCGTGTGGCTGTCTTGTTCAGCAACATCTTGGCCACGGCGTCTGGATCATCGGTGATGATTTCATTGGTGTTACGGTCAGCGATACCAGCAATCTGATTCAACTTGTAGCCCATGCTCTTGGCAATACTGTTCATTAACACGTTGCGTTCACGACCTTTGTATTTTGAATCTGCGGGCATGGCACCCAACACAAACTTTGACCAAGGCACATTTTGCAAGAACATAAAGTCTGTTTGCACAAAACCGCTGTCTGGTCGGCCGTTTATGGGTGTTTTGAAATGCACAGCAGTTCCGGTTTTACGAACCCATTCCTCGGGTTTGAATCCGTGACTCTGTGCCCAGCGTGTGAGTTGTGCTACCATTTGTTCTTTGGTGACCTTGGTGCTGTCTACTGCTATGTCAAGGTCGCCCGAAGTGGTTTTGATTCCGGTACTACCAAGAGTATTGTTTTGTAGATCCAGTCCGGGTACCAGCTCTTCTAACCAAGCCAAGGTTGACTTGACATCAGTCTGATTTATACGCTGAGTAACTGGCCTGCCGTCGGCATCTTTGAATACGTTGCCGCCTTCAAATATCTGTTTCATACCTGTACGCCCCAGGATTTAAGCAAGGCCTGTCTAGCTACAGGATCTTGTCCCAGTTTGTTGAGGGCATCAAGTTGTTTGTTGTTAAGTTCAACTTCGCTTGCCAGCTTGTTGCGCAGTTCTTGTTGAGTCATTATGCCTTTTCCAGCTTGTCCAGTTGGGACCGGTCCGGCTGGGCTGCCGCGACCATATTCTTGTTTAATTTTCTGACTTTCACGTGCCACACCAGCTACGGCTATGGTCAAAAAGTTGTTGACTGCCACGGCATTTTTTTGTTGATCACCTTGGGTAACTATCACTTGGTCCAAAGCTCTATCTAACTCGTCCTTGATATCAGTCGTAAGCAGTTTATCCAAGGTTATGGTGACACCAGTGCCAGGCACTCGAGTTTGGAGATTTTCCCTGGCCCATTTTAAAAAAGTATCTTTGTATTCGTTGCCTGCTACCGGAGTTGCCGCTGGGGCCGCACCAGGAGCTCTGTCTGTTTTGGTACCACCTGGCACTATGACACCACTAGGTGTGGTGTACTCTTCAGGAGCTTCTTCAATGTCTTGTACACCGCCGCGGGGTTTGCCATAGGCCTGCATCATCTTCTGCCCTTGAGCACTGGCAGCCACACTGGCTGGCATCTGTCCAGGTGCGGGTCGTTGAGCCGGTGCCTGTCCAAAAGCAGCTCCTGCAGATTTCAGTGCGTCTTGGCGCCAGTTTGGATCTGTAGCAGCGGTCTTGGGTTGAGAACCAGTGGGTGTTTGAACTTTGGGGCGAGTTGCACTGACATCAGGGGCTGCCTGCTTCCACTGAGCTACTAAACCTTTGATGTATTGTTGTTGAGCAGGATTTTTTTGAACATTGGCCACAGCATCTTGTACCGTGGGTAACTTGGCCGGCTGTCCGTAACCTTGAGCTCGTAGTTTTTCTGCAGCTGCGGCAGCATTCTTGTCAATAGAACCTTGACTTTGAGGAATATCGAATCCAGTCAAGCCGCTGGCCACACCGCGTGCCAGATTTCCTAAAAGTGCTTCACGCAGAGGTCTTTTTGTGATTTCATGAATTTGCATCAGTGCGCCTCACACTACGAGTAAACTTGGCAGGGTCACGCTGATTGATAGCGTTGAGCAGTTTACGCTTGAGATTTTCAGCCTGCTCTGGAGCATAAGCGGTGTCAATTTGCTCCAACAAACGTATGGCTGACGCAATCACGTTGCTGGCACGGGTTTCTATGACATGGCGCTGATCGCGCTCGATGTACATTGAATCTAGTTCTTCTAATAAACTGCGTGTTTTTTTCTGCATTTTGGGCCAGGACCTTTTTATTATTTATGGGTTTTTGCCAGATGGCCACCCTTATCAACTGGCCTTGATTTGACCCAATAATTGCTTTAGTTTGGCACTTTGCACATCTGCGGTGATTTTGCCCACGTCAGATACTGTGTCATCTTCGTGGTTGGAAGATTCTGCAGGCACTGTCCTGCTTTGTGTCCTTATGCTGCTTAATATGTCAGGTTTACGGAATGCATTTACAGGTCCTGCTTCTTCGCCTGGATCAGTGATACGCATGGTTTCAATGTTGTAGTCCAGATCAATCTTCATGCCAACACCTGTACTGCTACGACTTTTCATACACTGGATCTGATACTTGCCACGTTCACGCATGGCTCTTGACGTAAAGATACCAAACACATTATCCGCTGTGTTGATCTTTGAAATACCACCTGAAATATGACTGTGATCAAACTCTATTTCTTCCACGGCTGATCTATTCAGCTGTGACGCTGTCACAAACAACACATTGAGTTCTTTGGCCAGGTTACGCAATTCTTCACTGACATACTTGTCTTTGACAAACAAGTCATTGGGACTGACCTTGGCACTCACAGGCATCAGCAAGTCTAGATAATCACACATGACGAAGTCTACCTTTAGCCCAGTTTGTACTTGTACTTCTTTGATGTAGCTGCGGATGTCATTGATGTTGCTCTGTGCTGGTAATGCTTTGATCCGATACTGTCCGGCTTTCTTGCTTACAAGTTTGACCTTGAGTTCAGTTTGATCAATATCTTTACGAATCTCTTTGGTACTCATTCCTGCCAACATTGCATCTGTACGCAAAGCACAAAGTTCTTCACTAAGTTCCAAACTGATATACACTCCGCTGAGTCCTGCTTGTAGCCAACTCAATGCTATGTTCATCATAACAAGCGACTTACCTGAGCCCGACCCACCAGCAAAAATGTTTAGTTCACCGCGACTGAATCCACCATACAAGATCTTGTCCATCTGTGGCCAGCCCGTTGAAACTTGTCCACCCGAGTTAAAGTATTTGTTGATACGAGCCTTGGGATCTGACCAGTAGTCTGTGCCCATGTCCTTGGTCAGGCTTATCTGAACAGCATCCTTGATCAGTTTCTCTACAGGATCATACTCGCCCTTTTCCAGCAAGTCTGCACT